TTCAGCCCGAAGTATACAATAACATTGGAGGCACAGGAGCGACCTTCTGGACAGCGTTGGCCACCGCGGTCAATCAGGGGCAAGGCTCACAACGTGGTCCCTCTCAGCTTGTGATCGCCAGCAGCGGCGGTGCCATAGCCACCCCATCCGGCTTTGCCACCACGCTGGGAGCAGGTACCGCGGGATCTGACGGAGCAGCCGGCGTCGCGGCGAGCCAGCTTGTCGGCTCGGATGTGCCGCCCAGGGCCGGCATGTACGCGCTGCGCGGTCAGGGTTGTGGCATCGCGCTTTTGGCCGACGCGGATGATCCAACTCAGTGGACGACACAGGCCGCGTTCGGTCTACAAGAGGGCGTCTATATGATTTTGACCGGGCCGCCGGGCGATACAATTCAGAACGCGGTCAACGTTATGGCCGAGGCTGGCCTCGACAGCTATGCGGCCAAACTCATGTTTGGCGACTGGCTATGGTGGTCCGATCAGGTCAACAATGTTGTTCGATTGGTGTCGCCGCAGGGCTTCACGGCCGGGCGTCTGGCAAACCTCTCTCCAGAGCAATCCAGCCTTAACAAACAGCTCTACAGTGTCGTCGGTAGTCAGAAATCGGGAACTCCCGGTTCGGGTCAGGCGACGGTATATTCGTCAGCCGATCTCTCGGTGCTGATCGGAGCCGGCATTGATGTTATCAGCAATCCTCAGCCCGGTGGGGCATATTGGGGTGTGCGCGCTGGCCATAATTCGTCCTCGAATCTCGCCATCAACGGGGACAACTACACGCGTCTCACAAACTACATCGCTGAAACCCTTGCCGCCGGAATGGGTCTGTTCGTGGGACAGTTGGTCAACGCCGCCCTATTCCAACAAATTCGCGCAACACAGCTCTCCTTTCTGCAGAACATGTTCAACCAAGGTATTCTGGGCAGCACGGACGGGAGCCTGCCCTTCAGTGTGATCTGCGACACCTCGAACAATCCCGCCAGCCAAACCGGCCTCGGCTATGTTCAATCTGATGCCCAAGTTCAGTATCAATCGATTAACGAGATGTTCATCGTGAACATCGAGGGCGGCCAGTCTGTCGTAGTGTCCGTTCAGACGCTTCCCAGCGGGCAACCGACGTAAGGAGATCTCAACGTGGCGCTTACCAATTTTTCCGTTGGCGTGGATACCCAGTTGGTGGTCCTGGGCCCCGCGGGGCGAGTGGATCTCTCGTATGTCACCGGGTTTGAAGCACGCCAGCTAACGCACTCGGTACGAGTGGACCGGCTCGATGGCACTCAGATGGCGGCGGAGCTTCCAAAAGGGTGGGAAGGTGCTTTTGAAATCGAGCGAGGCGATTCCACGGTGGACGACTTCATCGCAGCGGCGGAACAGCAATTCTACAATGGTAGTACGGTACCCGCCGGCTCGATGTACCAGTATGTATCCGAGACGGACGGGTCTACATCGACTTATCTATATGACGGCGTGACGTTCAAGTTGACCAGTGCCGGCCAGTGGAAGGGCGACAGTGGGGTCAAGCAGAAGTTGGCGTTCTTTGCCACTCGGCGGATGCGAATCTGATGAGTCCTTCAGCAACGATCATCGCTGCCGCTACGGCTGCCCCTTCTGTTACTGATAGGCTGGGGCGGCGGTTGACGCTACGACGCATGACGTCTCTCGACAAACTACGCTTATTCAAGGCAGCCGGCCCCGTCCTCGCGCAGAATCAACCTTGGCTTGGCATGGCTATGCTTGCCTGCTCGGTAGCCGAAATCGACAACGTGCCTGTCCCAGCGCCGATCAACGAGCAGCAGATTGAATCTATGGTAACGCGATTGGGTGATCTAGGGATCGCCGCGGTCGCGGAGGCGCTCAACGGGCAGCTCGAAGTCGTCCAACCAGACGCCATGGCCGCCGCGGGAAACTGAGCAGGCACCCCGATCTGATTGACTGCCTATTCCTGGTCAGGAACGGGGTGCCCTTCGATGTCGCTTTTAGCCTGCCCCCAGACGAAAGGCTCGCGTGGATCGTGGCGCTCGGAACGATCGATGGACGCGAGTTCGATTGGCGCACTCTACGCTGGAAGGAGCGGAGGTGATCTCGATTGACGGCCTACATGCGTTCGCCGATCGGTTATCCCGACTCGATGTTGGACGCACGGAAGCAGCCGCCCTGGAGCAGGCGGCACGCGATCTCGAAGCGAGCGTGAAGGCGATAGCGTCGCCTCGCGCCGGTGAGGGGGGCATGAGTCGGCGTGGGCGCGAGACTGCGGCTTCGGCGGCTATATCACACCGCATAGACGAGCACTCCGCGACTATTGGTGCGGTCGGTCCAGCGGCAGTAACGAGAGAGCTCGGATCCGCCACGAAACCTCCCGATCCCGTCTTGAGCGCGGCTGCCCGGCAATCCGGACCCGCCATAGCGGAACGCATCGGGCAGATGTTCGCTCAACTAGTGTCGGGAGTGCGAAATGATTGACGCTTATACAATCGGCATCACTCTGGCTTTGGACAACGGTGTGTCGGAGGGGCTAGCGACTATCCGCCGAGACCTTATCGCATTGAATGGCGTCGTCGAAGGGAGTGCCACGCGGCTAACGCACCTCACGCGCGCCGCGGCCGATCTGCAGTTTTACCCAAGCGCTGTCGAGCAAATTAGCAAAGGTCAGACTCCACCGGCGCGAAGGCACGATGACGGGACTCTACCGCTCCCCACGGACTGGTCACAGCTGAACGCTGGATTATTTGGTCTGGGTCGGTCGGACTTGCCCCCGGCTACTGGGACCGCTGTGGCGGCCTCCTCTGCCCCGGCGATCCAACCGAGCGCTGATGGAGGGATGGCGTCGTCAAATCAGCCAGGGATGATCTCGGCGGACCTCCGGGCACGCGCGCCGGATATCCTGAGTTCAGCGCCGGATACGCGCGGCGACAGGGGTCAAGGGGCGCCCATTTCGGATTTCGCCGGGGATGGTTCTCCGATACAAATTCTGCCTCGGGTACCAATTCCTGGCGCGCCGTGGGATGGATCGGGCAACCGCCGGTCCATGAGCCCCGACGCCGCACCAGCCCAATCCATCGGGGCCGACGCGGGTTTGCCTTTGTCGCCGCCTAGTGGTCCCAACATCTCGGCTTCCTTGGCTGGGGACCGTCCGTCCCTGCAGCCGTGGCAACAGCGGGATGCCGGGTCTAAGACGGATTTCTCCCAGGACTCGCGTGGTGCCCCGTACGGTACAACGACCTGGGCGCAACCCCCGAGTTCCGAGTCGATGTTGCCGTCGGCAGTCCCGCCGTCCACCGAGCCGCAATCAACCGCATTACAGGGGGATATTTATGTCGATGGCTCGCGGCTCGGCCGGTGGATGACCGATCGCCTTGTCAAGGCAGCCGACATGCCGCGGGCGGCTACTACCGGCTTCGATCCTCGTATGACAGCTACCTGGCCTGGCGCACCGATCAGCGTCTAACGGAGAAGCAACGTAATGTCGAATGTCGCGCTACTCCTCGGGCCCATCGCATTCCAGGCATTTGAGGTACCGGCGAGCATCAATATCGGCGGCGCGCAGCGGCTGGCGATTCATCGTCTGCTGGGTGGAGTTCGGGTGATTGATGCGCTCGGCCGGGATGATTCGGATATCGCGTTCTCGGGGACCTTCTCTGGCCCCGATGCTACCCTTCGGGCCCGACTAATCGATGAGATGCGCGTGTCGGGCCTCCCTATGCCGCTTACCTGGGATGTGTTTTTTTATTCCGTCATTATCAAAAAATTTGAGGCTGATTATCGATCTGGTTGGTGGATCCCCTATCGGATGACATGTACCGTAGTGTGTGATGAAGCCAACAACGCTGTAGCTTCGGTTATATCGCTGGCGGATGACGCATTGTCTGACGTCACAACTGCGTTCAGTTTTGCTACAGCCGCCGGGATCGATCTATCAGATGCACAGACCGCAGTTGGTGCGCCAGGTGCAGCCGTGAGGGGAACAGCTTCCTATTCCTCAACTCTGGATGCTCTTGTCAACGCTAGCGCGCTCGTTGGCGCTGGTATCGATCAGGCCGAGTTGACGCTTGGAGCAGCTTCGTGGCCAACCGGTGGTCAAATGCCATACGCGGCTAATGCCTTCGGTGGCGTCGTATCGGCGGCTCAGCAGGTCAGTTCGCTAGCTATGGCCCAAGCCTTTATCGGGCGTGCCAGCATCAATCTCACAAATGCGAGTACCTAACGGTGAGAACAATCATCGTAACAGGGGGCAATCTGTTCAACATTGCCGCGACTGAACTCGCCGACG